TTCTTCAACTCCGAAATGTGTTAGAATATTTCCGCCAATCCATTCACATGCGCTTTCATCAGCCGAATCAGCAATCTTGGCACATTCCCTAACAATCAATTCGGCGAACTTTTTCATATGCTGTTCTTGTAATTGATAGGCACCGTGAGGAGTATTATGAAATGCTCCTACTTCTGTAATCAGAATTTCAGCCTGTTCGGCAAGTTCTTGAATTCGTTTGTTCATTTTACAAAATCCTTATGAACAAGAAAAGACCCCGTACCGTGTTGTGTGGGTGCAAGTTCAATCAAATCTCCAAAATTGGAGATAACAAAATATTCAACGTCTTTATAAATGACTTTCATTTGTTGGCCTATTAGTATTGGTTGAGCGAAGGTTGCAGTTCTGCAATCAATTCACGTTCACGTGCATGAGCGGGCTTACGACCCCGCAGAACTTCTACCACTTCGACTTCAAAAGCTTCAGCACCATGCTCACGAATGCTACGGCACAGGTTCCAATCTTTACCCTCAGTCAATGCACGGCGGACATGTTTCTGAAAGCGAACTTTAAGTGCTTTCTTAAGTTGCTGGGCACATACAGTAATGCCAAGATAGAACTCGCCCGTTTGGGTGTTCATCAGCATGTAAACGGCGTGCTTGCGGTCTTGACGTGCTTTGCGTTTCATCATAGTAGTATTATAGCAAAACTATGAATTTCGAGCAACCAAAAAATGCCTGATTTTTAAGCAAAAATTGCCTATTTTTTGTTGTATTTTTACAACAAAGTATTATCTTGACAATATTCGCGCCAATTCTGTGTGCAATTGGTACACTTCTTCCCGGGAAACATAAAAGTCGGTAGTACTATCGTAGTACTCACCCTCTTTTGGATCGTAGTACAAAACTCTACCATTGGCAAAATAATAAGGACCTTCCAGCCCTTTAATAGGTTGAAAACGACTATCGCGTTCCCCCAGTACTTTAAAACCCATGATGTTTTTAGTTTTGTAAAAACGTTATTGTACTACAGATCGGCGAGTTTTGTCAACCAAAAGATCGTCAGTTACGATATATCCGCCATATATTTTTTTATACATTTCTGCAACAGCCTTGACATAAAATTGCAAAATTTTGCCTTTTCTGGTAATCAAAGTATACTGCATTGTTGTATCTCCAAAGTATATGTATTATAACATCAACCGCTAAAACGAGCAATCTTATTTTGCACTGACCCTAATTTTATTTTTAGGCTTTGACCTGTTTTTAAATTCCACACGCATATAATATTCTACTAGTTTTATATTAATGCAAGCAGGCAATTCTATAAATGGTTCTTCGCATACAAATTGATAAGCACATTTATTCCAAGTTCCAGTTTTTAAAAATTCTCGATAAGCAAGTCGATGATCTTTATTACTGGCATCAAACACAACAAAGGGTCGATTTAATAAAAAAGTTTTTAACATGATTAATGCAAAGTTCTAGCTTGAAAATTACTAACTCCCAGTAGACTTAATATTTTTGTTAATTTTTCTGGAATGTCTTCTGTTCGATCTTCTGGTAACAATATTGTTTTTAAATCGCCAGATTGATCTAAAATTAAAATAAAATCTTCATCACCGATATTGTCTAAGAAATCGCTTCCGCTGATATCTTCTACGGCGTTGTCAAAAGGTTGTGTCATGATATTGTCGTTCCAATTTTTTTACATATCTTTTAGTCAGTTTTACAAATTTTAGTACCACAGGATCTGTCTTGTCAAATATTCTTGTATATGTTTTATATAAATTGCTATTTTCGACTAGACAATATTTTGGAGATCGTTTAACAATCAAATTGATTAGTATTTCGGCCGCGGCCGTAAATGCATATGCATCAATTTCGTCATTGTCCCCATAATATTCTTGCTTTTCTCTGAGAGTACAGTTCTTACTAATACTACGATAAGGCCTGGTCCATTGAAAGTTACGCCGTCTGAACTGATTCATGTGCATGTATTCGTGTCCCAAAATTTGAGAAAAATCTATGCACAGTTCACTCCAATGGTCTCTACTTAGGTCAGATTCTGAAAAAATAAAAAAAGATTTTCTTGCAGGAAATCCAATTTCTATTTCAATGCAAGGGTCTCCAAATTCATCGGCTTCGGGATCGTATAAACCAGCAACAGCAAATTGATTTGAAGTAACACTCAAAGTTTTTATACCTTTTATTTTACATTCAGCCCAAGGAACAGCTTTTTTAATCTGTCTTACGATCTGTATATGATTGACTTCTTTATTTTCCAATTTGTCATAGATTGCGTATAATTCTTTGAGTAATTGGAAGTAGTTCATATCATTTAAAAAGTATAAATGCCATCAGCACCGATTGTGCTATAAACCCAGTCCCAATGGTAATAATATTTAACTGATCTTTCAAAAGAATAGCTCTTGCAAACAATAATACCAATCCTGCCCATATAAACAAAATCACGTCGACACTGGGCAATTTGTCAGTGAGACCAGCCATTAATGCCAGGATACTAGGCACTGTGGCACAGTGTAGCACAATTGCAGCCAACCATCCCAAGGTATTAGCTGTCAGTTTTTTAAGATGATCTATAAAGAATTTTTTAACCAATACCAAAAAACGTAGAAATTTAATGTTTGACATTTATTAACCTTTATAAAAAATATGTCGACCAATTTTAATAATTTTTTCTTTTCTCCAACCGGGATTAACATAGTCAGCATGATAGTACATTGCTGAAGTCAATCCAGGCAGTCTGAAATTTTCTAGTAAAACCTTTTTGGCTACTTCTTCACTTTCCGAATACAATTTTGGATAAATCGGTTTAATTTTGTGTGTGTTTTCGCAGGCCCAACTAAATTGGCAGATTACTTTTTCATAAATTATATTTTTTTGAAAAACAACACCACAGACACCTTTGCCGAAATTTCCAGACTCGACTCGATTCATGGTAACCTGTGCTACTGCAACCTTGCCTTCGAAAGGCTCACTGGCAGCTTCCCAATATATGTTTTTTGTTAAACAATCAAGTTGTCTGGTTCTTTCGGCCGCAGATATTTGTACAGAATCACCTGTAAATAGATTGCTACGTAAATATTCTAATTTTTGTTTAGTAATAGATGTAATAAAAAATATAACTAAACATAACCCTAACATCAATAAGGCAAATTGCATTGCCTTTATCATGCTGTCGTAGTAGCGATTTGATATAGCAGAAGCCATATTACTTTCTCCTTTTTTTTGACAGTGTAGTTTTATATACCAACACTAAATTGGCATAAACTGCTAACTTAACTAGTTAACACAGTTTATTATAAATGGAAAACCAATATTTTCCTAATTATTTGAACTAAACAGACCCTGTAATCCGAACGCCGGCCGCGGATAAAGTTTGATTGTTCTTAAATTGCCCTAAAATTGTTTTGACAACATCGCCAGATTGATTAGATTGGCAAAGTCCATATAACAACAAATCTGTGCCAATATTTTGGGTATCGGCGGCATAGCTGGGCAAGCTTTCAACAAAACTATAAATTATAGAATTGTCAGTATACCTAGATGCAGTAATGTTAGCTTTATTATAGTTAACAACCTCGTATGACAATTTTTCACAATACTTGGACCATGTTTCATTGATGCTGTCCACTAAAGTTTTAGTTGCAGGATCATTTTTTACGGTTAATAACAAAGAGTTATAATCATTTACAGCTTTTTGATAAGCTGCCTCAGTCGGTGTCAATGGTTGGCCAGGCGATGATGGATTTGTGCCATAATTGGTGTTATAAGCATTGCTGACTACATTGAGTGCTGCTCTAATCTGAGGGCCGTACTTAGTTTCGCTTAATTGCTGAATCAATGAATTCACAAAAGCTATTTCATCAGTTAAGTATCCAGATGCTGTACCAATTACATCTAACATGCTTACTGGTCCCCCTGATGGACTTTCAGGTAGATATGTACGCAATGCATTGGTAATCGAAGGTGGCAACAAACTAGTGTCCGATGCCAAAGATTCTACGTTCGAAGGAACTTGGGCCAACACACTGATCAATAATGTTAAAAAGTCTTGGCCGGTGGTCACATTTATTCCAGGAGCACGATTAAATAAGTCTTTTCCAAATTCCGCAAATGTTTGAAATACACTGTCATTGGGTGTACCACTGCATTTTTCTATATTAGTGAAATCCAAAGGACTAGATATATTTTGCACATTGGATTTTAAAACTAATTGAATTGTTTCTAAATCACTCTTATTTGTTATAGTACGCAATATAGAAATTAAATCTTCTGTATATATGGGATTGTAAATATCTGCGAAATTAATTTCTGCGGCTGTTAGCTTATCACTGAGATTTCCGATAGAACCCAAACCCAGTGTTACTAAGACTTTGGTAACACTGTTAGGAGTTCCAAAGTACCCCGAAGGAACATCTTGTATTAGTTTACCCACATTACCAATGGCCAGTTTTAACGCTTTACCAATATCGTAATTTGAAAATCCCTGAGTTATTAACTCAGCATAGGTCTTACTTCTGAAATATTCTAAGTTTTTTTCTTCGCTGCTTTTTAATCCTACCAAATAAGGATTGCTGCTAGTTACCCAAGTTAAGACTTGATTGAAACTGTTTATAAAATTAAAATTATTCCAAAAATTGCTGCCAGCTAATCTTGTCAACTGCAAATCTGTGTAATACACAGCATTGCCCGCTATTCTACTGCCAGCTGGCATTACTCCAGTAATAGCCGGGATGACACTGTCTTGTCCAAATGTACATGCAACAGGATCTTTCCAATATTCTCTAAAAAATCCTGTTAGATAAGGAACGCTGGCATAAGCAGGGCCTTCTTCAATATTCCTACCTGGGTTGTCAATTAATACTAATTTTGGACCGCCATTATTCACTTGCATGGCTACAAGGTTACCTTGTGCAGACAATGAGCCAGTATAAACTCCACTCACTGATGGTATGTATGTCTTTACTGGCAAACTTATATCATATACAAAATTATTATCAGTTGGTATTGCACTGGTAGCTGATACAACTGGGCCTAGACTGGTTGTTCCATTAGTATTAACTGGCATTATGCTATCCCATTATTAACAGTTGTCGACGATGTGACACCGTAGGCAACGTTGACATTTGTGACAATGTCAGGTTGTCGATCTACTCCATTATTGGGGGTTGGATCTTGGCTAGTAAGACCGCCCGTTCCCCATGGACCGCCTGCACCTTGCGCCACAGATCCGCCACGAACCAGTGTACCGTTAAAAGACCAAGAATTTGGAGCTATATCATTTCTTTGGCCTATATATATTTCTTCGTACCTATCTATTTCATCCGGGCCGCAGTCAGGTGCCTGTCTTTGAATATAAATTGCATCACCTTTACTGATCACAGAAATAGCTCCGCTAGGTGCAGAAATATTTGCTGGAGTTACTTGACCGGAAGTACAAAAAATTTTAAATTGTTCTAAAAAAGCTGCATTAACAAAAAAAGGTATGTCTATGCCTTGATTCATATAATATGCGGCTGCAAGTTGTAATGGACTTAGATTACCTTTATCTATATTAGGAGTTGTGCCAGCGAATTGGGTGGGGATAGTACTAGTAATAGTTGCCATGTTTTTACTGATTAATTTTGTGCCCTGTTAAGTGCCCCGGTTGCTATTCCTGTCACAGACGATGTTGCAACACCCGATGCTATTTGACCTAAGGTACCGCCACCCACAGCCGAACTAGCAACTGAACCAATACTAGATAATCCTTCCGTAATTGGAGCAGTAAAATCAGCAAATCCTGACGCTAATCCCCCTAGGTCGGATGATCCAAAATCCATGGAACCTAAAACAGCGCCGGCAATGGCACCTAACATACCGAATCCTCCGCCGACAATGAATACATCCGAGCTTGCTGTGGTGGGACTATGCCCACAAATACCTTTTGCGCCTTTAGTCAAAGGCACCTGACCTTCTATAGTGACACCTGCGGGCATATCAAAAATTACACCTATACAATGTTGTGGTGTTTTAGGACTACAACCTAAATGTGGAGTATATATGGCCCCCTGAAGAGCCACTGGTCTGCCATTTACTGTGACAGAAGAACTGGCAGGAACTGTGACAATTCCGCCCATACCAAAAAGATCACCTAATCTAACTACTGACATAGCAGTCCTTACATTACAATAGGACCTTTACTCACCGTTTGAATGCCAGTTGTGGTTTGTAGGTAATGGTCCTCGAGTTGCTTAATTACCGGAGAGTGCATCATTACGTGCTCCTTTTTAAGCTCTACATCTTTATTTATATCACCAGAAAACAGGCTTTGCATTAACCCCAATCCTTGCGGGCTCGGTATAACTGTGCATGGTCTGCTCACAGTCCAACCCATTAAATGGGCCTCTACTACTTTAGCAACCACTTCGTCACCATTTACTAATTTAAAACAGGCAATGTCTCCATTGTTATAGCTTTTGTTCTGTAACATTTAATTTTTCCTTGAGTTGTTCTTCAGTTAATTTTGATAGGCCTTGATAACCGCCTTGTACAAATAATTTATTGTCTTGATAAATTTGAGGTACTGTACGATGCCCTTCGCTTAATATAAATTCTTTTGCTATTACATCTTCATCGATTTTTACTTCTTTAAATGGAATATTTTTTAAAGTTAGTAAGTTTTTTGCCTGTGTACAAAAAGGGCAATTATTTTTAGAATATACGGTGAGCATTATAATGTAAATCCTTTGAAAGTAGATTGATCAACGTCTTGCTTAGTTCCGCCAATCACATAGCTACTTATCTCTGTTTCCTGAGGCGCGACTTGAACTTCGGCCCCAGCGATCCATTTGGCAGTCCAAGGCAAAGGATTACTACCTGGCTTTATTCCGCAGTCTAGGCCCACCGCAGTCATACGTTTGCAAGTTAACCAATCTACATACTGACATAATAATTGTGTGTTTAAACCAATCATTGATCCGTCTTTAAAAAGATATTCTGCCCATGTTTTTTCTTGCTCTGCTGCACTCAAAAACATGCGCTCACATTCTTCTTTGGTTTCTACTTTGAGTTTAGCATAGTCCGGATCATCCTGAGGTAACAGTTTAAGCAATGTCTGAGTACTACCAAGATGAATGTTTTCATCCCTTGCTATCAACTTGATAGTTTTAGCATTGCCTTCCATTTTCTTTAATTCAGCAAATGCCCAACTGCAAGCAAAACTAACATAAAATCTGATACCCTCTAATGCGTTAACACTGTTCAAACACAGCCAAAGTTTTTTCTTTAAGTCATACAAGTCAACAACAATTTCTTTTCCGTTGACTGTGTGTTTGCCTACCCCCAATGTTTGATACCAAAGGCTGGCTTGAATTAAATCATCATAATAACGACTAATATCTTTAGCACAATTGACAATGGGTTCTATGGTCAGCAATTCGTCAAAGACTTTACTGGGATCGCTGAACACATTTCGAATAATGTGTGTATAACTTCTACTATGAATAGTTTCATTGAACGCCCATGTTTCTATCCATGTTTCTAATTCTGGAATAGTGGCCAATGGCAACAATGCTAGATTAGGACTGCGGCCTTGTACACTATCTAATAGGATTTGTCTCTTTAAATTACTTGTAAAAATATGTTGTTCAAATGCTGTTAGTTCTTTGAAATCTTTGGCATCACGCAATAAATCAACTTCTTCTGGTCTCCAAAAGAATCCTAACTGTTTATCGGTTAGTTTTTCAAATTGCCTGTATTTCAAAGTTTCATAACGCTGAACATTAACGGGTCCGTTTGGATCTAAGAATGCTAACGCCTTGGTATGATTACCTTTATTATTAATATTAAAAACGCTCATTTTAGAACTGATCCTTTTCTGTGCTGTGATTCATTGCGGCTGTGCTTTTTGCTCCGACTGCTGTAGCAATAGCATCAAAATAAGGAACACCTGCTTCTCGTTGGTGTTTAACTGTGGTAAATTTGCCTTTTGCACCAGCGGCAAATTCGAGTTGTTGTAAGTCGCTGTACGCACCCATACCTTCTGCGGCATATGCTTCAGCAAGACTAAACGTAGCAAGGTTAACACTATGGAACCCTGCTAGTGTAATAAACTGGAACTTATAACCCATCTTGCCCAACTCAGATTGGAACGCAACACACTCTTCTCTGGTCAAATACTTGCGCCAATTAAAACTAGGACTGCAATTATAAGCAAGCATTTGGTCCGGAAACTCAGCATGTATAGCATCGGCAAATTTGCGAGCTTGCGTGAGATCAGGCGTGCTAGTTTCGAACCAAAGGAGATCAGCGTAAGGGGCATAAGCAAGACCTCGCCCAATACAAGCATCAATACCGTTTTTAAATTTGTAAAAGCCTTCTTCAGTGCGTTCATTAATAATAAAATCCTTGTCCAATGGATCATGGTCGCTGGTAATCAGTGTTGCGGCTTCAGCATCAGTACGTGCCATAATCACTGTGTCGACTCCTGCTACGTCTGCGGCTAATCTTGCGGCATTCAATGTACGGATCATCTGGCTAGTTGGTACCAATACCTTACCACCCAAGTGCCCGCATTTCTTTTCACTGGCTAACTGATCTTCAAAATGTACACCAGCAGCACCTGCTTCGATCATTGCTGCCATTAATTCATATGCGTTCAATGCACCACCAAAGCCTGCTTCCGCATCGGCAACGATGGGTAGGAAATAATCTGTGGTTACATTACCTTCAAGGTGTTCAATTTGATCAGCACGACGAAAAGCATTGTTGATGCCTTTGACAACCTTGGGCACTGAATCCACAGGATACAGTGACTGATCAGGGTATGTGGTATTGGCTGTGTTGTTGGCCGCGGCCACTTGCCAGCCGCTCAAGTAAATTGCCTTAAGTCCTGCTTTGGCATGTTGTACAGCCATCTGTCCATTATAGGCACCTAGTGTGGCCACAAAATCTTCGTTGGCCAACAATTCGCGTAACTTATGGGCGCCTCTTTTTGCCAGCGTATGCTCGATGTGTACACTACCTTGCAAGCGGCGAACATCTTCTTGTGTGTAATTGCGTTTTTTCATTTTTTTCCTTTAAAACTATTAATTATTTTTATATAACACAACTATCACAATCTTCTTGATCGACAATCGTAGTAAGTTCTTCTTTTTTAACTGCTAGTTTATCAATGTCGATTTCACCTTGACCATCCATGGTGTTGAAATAATATAGTTGTTTAGTACCATACTTATAACATAATAACAAGTGACCAATCATTTCACTCATAGGAATTTTTTCATCTTCGTAATGATGAGGATTGTAACTGGTGTTGACACTGATACCTTGATCAATATATTTCTGAAGCACTGCACAGATTTTCAAATAACCTTCGGGGGATGTTTGATCCCATAACAGTTCGTACTTATTTTTTAATTTACGATATTCTGGAACAACTTGTTTTAGAACACCGTGTTTACTTTGTTTAACGCTGACATAACTACGTGGGGGTTCGATTCCATTTGTACTGTTACTGATCTGTGCAGATGTTTCCGCTGGCATCAGCGCCATTAACGTAGCATTTCTTTGTCCGTAACGCATTGCATCTGATCTCAAGCTTTCCCAGTCCATGCGTTCTTGATGTGGTACTAATTCATCAACTTCTGACTTGCGGGTGTCGATTGGCAAGATACCATCTGATGATTTTAAATCTTTCCAACGGCCACAAGCACCTTGTTCTTTTGCAAGATCCACGCTAGCTTTAATCAAATAGTAACTCCAGGCTTCGGCATATTCGTCGACCAGTGACAAGGCACGTGGATCACTGTAACTGACATCATGCTTGGCCAAAAAGTATGCAAAATTAATAATACCAATTCCCAATGGTCTAAATTCTTCAGTGGCTAACTTAGCAGCTAGTACTGGATAATGTTGATAACTCAATAATGCATCCAGGCCTCGAACTGCCAGTGTACACATACGTTCAAAATCTTTGGGAGTCTTAACGTTTCCCCAATTAGTTGCACTCAAAGTGCATAATGCAATTCTTCCATCCGGGTCATTTAGATCTTTAAGTGGCACTGTGGGTAAATCAATTTCAGTGCATAAGTTGCTCATTTTAATCGGAGCAATTTTTTCTTTAAAAGGGCTGTGGGTGTTAGCATGATCCACATTCATTAAGTAGACTCGGCCGGTGTCTTTTCTTTCCTGCATAAATCTACCAAATAAGTCTAATGCCTTATAAGTTTTCTTACGTAGTTTAGTATTGCGTTCTGCACGTTCATACAGTTCTTTAAATTTGTCCTGATCGTTGAAGAATGCTTCATACATCTCTGGCACATCATGCGGACTAAAACAAGTGATGTCCCCGCCGGTGATTAGTCGTTCGTACATTAATTTATTAAATTGCACACCATAGTCCATATGACGTACACGATTATCTTCGGTGCCTTTGTTATTTTTTAAAACTAATAAATCTTCTACTTCTAAATGCCAAATTGGATAATATAGAGTGGCGGCGCCATTGCGTACTCCGCCTTGACTGCAACTGCGAGTCGCACTTTGGAAATGTTTGTAAAAAGGAATTACACCCGTGTGATAGGCGTCACCGTTCCTAATAGGCGAACCCAAAGCCCTAATTCGTCCTGCTCCAATACCAATTCCGGCTTTTTGACTGACGTACCGGACGATACTGCTAGCAGTAGCATTAATACTGTCCAAGCTATCATCAGTCTCAATGAGAACGCACGAACTAAATTGTTTTTGTGGTGTACGTACACCAGCCATAATGGGGGTAGGCAAACTAATATCATGATTAGATACCGCATTGTAATAATCCTTTACCCATTGTAGTCTTGTTTCTTTAGAATAATTTTGGAACAGAGTTGCCGCAATCAGCATATATGCTATTTGCGGTGTTTCGTAAATTTCACCAGTTACACGATTTTGCACTAGATACTTGCCGCGCCATTGTTCCATGGCAACATATGTAAAACTTTCGTCTTTACTGTGATCGATTTCTTTGTTTAATTCATTCCATTCATCTTCGCTATACGCATCTAACAACGAAGCATCATAAAATCCTCGATTAACATTTCGCTTTACTAATTCTAATAGACTGCAAGGTTGATAATCACCGTATACTTCTTTACGCAAATGATAGTTAATTAATCTGCCAGCAACATATTGATAGTTAGGTGCGTCTTCGCTGATTAAATCAGCCGCACTCTTAATCATAGTTTCCTGTATATCTGTAGTTTTTATCCCGTTGTAAAACTGAATATGACTTTTGATTTCTAACTCACTTGCACTAACTCCGGTAATATCTTTGGTAGCCCAAAATACAACTTTATGCAATTTTTCTAAATCTAGCGGTTCTTTGCGTCCGTCTCGTTTTATAACTTGAATTTGTGTCATTGATTTTTCTCTTACTGTATTTTTTCTAATCCAAGATCAGTAATACTTAAAGTGTTTACTAGTCTAAGATCATTTTTAACTTGTGTCTTATTTACAACCTCGTCGTGGACATAATTAAGAACATATTTTCCTTTGTCAATATAAACTAAATTATATTGATCCTTGGTTGAAGGATCAATATATATTCTTATTTCGATTTCACAACGATGACTACTTAGGTATATAGTATACACTATGCCTAATGCTTTTGCAAGATCACAGTAGTAGTTTTCGTAAACTAATTCCCATGGCCCGGGCCATTGGTCAATTTGATCTGTAGTCAAATAATGAGCTACGTATGGTGCATAACTCCAGAGATGTACTGTGTCTTTGAGTGCTTGCTCGAAATTTGTTTGGCTGATAGATTTTCGAAATTCTTGCCAACAGCGAAGGCGTTCGCTGGGTAATTGATTCCACATAATTTATTAAAAAAAAATTAAAAACTTAAGGTACTAACAGTGTACTGGATATTTGCGCTAAAGCTAGGTGTTGTGGTAGTAGTGGCAGTAATCTGTACATATGCGTCCACACCAGTGGTTCCTACTGGAATTGCTCCGAATACTACACCAACGTTGGCAGTCTCTGTATATTCTTCATCGTAGACCACTGCGCCAGGCGCCGCAACGTTGCCTCTGTTCCATGCTAGTTTAAACCACCCAGTACGTGCATCATTGTCTCTAATGATCGCATACTGAATATACACTGCGGGTTTATTATATCCAACTATTCCATAATTCAGATTGGCTGTAGTTCCAGGAGAAATTCCTTGAGTATAAACTGTGTAATTTGGAATATTACTATATTCTGTCAGGATTTCTGTGTTACCAACTTCCGGAGCACCTTCAGCTAGTGTGCCATTTCCTATATAAAGTTTTCGTGTATCAACACTCCAACCAAGTTCTGCTGTTGCCAATTGGGGCAGATCTGTCTGTACCCCATGTCTATGTTTGATTTGTGAAATTTGTACTATGGCCATTTGTCTATTTTCCCGATATTGTATTTAGTTACTTAGGTAATAGAGTTCTACTCGTTTAAGCCATTCATTGGTCCAATGTTCAAATTCTTCTTCGAGGATTTCAAATTCCTGATATTGATTTTCGGCACTGCACATTAAAATTACACCCTGTTTTATGTCTGTACCGTGAGTATTATTGTGAGCCAGTGCATAGGCCGCCAGCTGAATAAAATAGTCGTCGATCCACTCTCTTTTCTTGGGTTTATTAGTCTGTTTGAAGTCTAAAATAGCAGGTTTGCCCTTCCAAACGCCAATACAATCTGTGGTGCCCGCATACAGTCCGCTGTAGTAAATCGGCACTTCTACGCCCCAAAACTCTGTTACATTTTTTGCCAGGCCTTCAAATACAATAATGTTAGCCATAGAATGACTTTGTTGACTGTAAGGGTTTGTGCCGGGCATACCCATATCGCCTTCTTTAACATAAGTCTCTAACCACTTATGCATACGTGTGCCACGACTCGAAGCTTCTGTGGTAATTTGCTGTGCCTGGGCTTCCCCTACACGTCTTTTCCAATTTGCTAACGCTTGACGTTTTTCTTCTGGTTTGGTTTTATCTAGTATGGTTGTAACGCTGGGAACTTTAACACCATCCGGCAAACAATAATGCCTTTTACCATCAACAGTTTCTCTACTAATTTTTGTATAATTAAATTTGTTTATTAACATTTAAACTCGAAAACTTTCTCCGCAACCACAACGATCGCGTTCATTTGGATTTTTAAATTCGAATCCCTCGTTTAATCCGTTTCTTACGTAATCTATTTCTAGTCCCGTTAGATAAGCACAACTTTTAGGATCAATGAAAACTTTGCAGCCGTTACAGTCAACACACTGATCCTCGGGGTTGGGATTGTCTACATATTCTAACACATATGCCAGTCCGCTGCAACCAGTAGTTTTAACACCAATACGAAGCCCGACACCTTTACCCCGTTTAGATAATTGTTGTTGAATTTTATTAGATGCTGTGCTTGTTACGGTAATCATTTACGGCTGCTTTAATCGCATCTTCTGCCAGTATGCTACAATGTATTTTAACCGGAGGCAGGGCAAGTTCTTCTGCAATCTGGCTATTCTTAATGCTTCCTGCTTCATCAAGAGTTTTACCTTTGACCCATTCTGTAATAAGAGAGCTGGACGCAATCGCCGATCCGCAGCCATACGTTTTAAATTTTGCATCTTCAATGATGCCCGTTTTACTATTTACTTTTATCTGTAGCTTCATTACGTCACCGCAAGCAGGTGCGCCGACCATACCAGTGCCAATACCATCTTCATCTTTGGCAAAGCTGCCCACATTTCGTGGGTTCTCGTAATGATCTATAACCCTTTCTGAATAGGCCATAGTTATCTCCTTGGATTAATTATATAGTATTTAATTAGTTTTGTCTACGCTTCATGGCGCTTTTGGCCATGTTCGAAACCGTTTGTTCTGGATTATCTGTTGCGCCAATGTATTCTTCAGGATTTGTAATATTCTGAGTAATGTCGGAAGTAAATGTAATAGAATCTGGATTAATATTTTTAATCAAATTTTTCAATGCCGGTTCTTTGTCGTTGGCTAGTAGTAAATCGGCATAGGTAAAATTGGTTATCCCTGTATTTTTAATATACCGAAGAACCATACCTGTGGGTATTTGTTGCGTTAATTCTCCATCGATTATTTTGCTGTGCAAAAGATTAATCGCGGTGACAATTTTTCCCAAATCGCCACCGTCGATTTCTAATAGAAAATCTCTTGCTCGCATTAACGACGTTCTCTGCCTAATTCATCGACGCCGGCAGCAGCATCAGTTGCAGCAAATCCGTCATCCTCTGAATCCAAATCACTTTCCAAATCACCAGCAGGTAGTTCACCTGGCAATGGTGGTTCATTGCCTAGTGTCATACCTTGGTCTGGTTGTTCCCCAGCAAGCACTCGAGCACCATTATCCAATGCGTCACGGGCACCATTTAAAGAATCCATCAAACCTTGTAAAGCGGCTGTAACTGTCTGTTTATAACTATCGGCTTGTGCAGTTCCGATCT